TGATTCGGCTTATCCGGCTTGCCGCAGAGAAAGCGGATTTTGAAGCGGCAAAGAAGCTGGAACAAAAAGCACGTCTTGCAGATAATGTTGAAATAGCGATGGTAAACTTCCATGATGCGTTTGTAAAAGCCGAACAGCAGATAAATGATAAATATGAAAAATCGCAGAAAAGGTTGATCGAGGTTCAAGAAGAAATGAATGAAGAAGAACATCTGATCCTCCAAATACTTTTGGAAGCCGCATGAATAACGAATATCTTCTTGAATTGAAAACTGATCCGCGATTTATGTCCGTGATTGAAACAATCATGGATCAAAGACCGGTCATTCCGNGCCACGATCCCCGTAACGACAATACGGAGGTCTGGAAGCACGAATCCGCCAAAAAGGAAGGATTCGATATTTGGGTGATATTTTTAAGATTGGAGAACATAAATGAATGAAGAAAATGCTCAGCAGAGCGATGCGCCTGTTGAAACGGAAGTAAAAGAAGCCCCTCAACCTACTCTGGCGGATGTTGCCAAGAAGTATAATGTCGAGGAGGAAGTAAAGAATTTTCAGCCTCAAGTTCAGCCTCAAGTTCAGCAACCGCCGCAATACGCACANCCTTNGGCTGTGCCGGATCCAGTCTCCGACCTGGAAGGGTGGAATAAATACCAGGCNTATCAAAATACCGTTATCGGCGGGACATTGAGNGAGCTGGCGAATTCCGTTACGGAGATCAGGAAAAACGCAGAACTGGAAAAACTGAATACCGAGGTCAACAAGGCGGTCGCAAAAGTCACTGATAAACTGAAAATTGACTCTGTTTACGCGGAGATTCTGCTTGAGAAGAAATACCGGGATGACCGGATTTTCAAGCGAATCTGGGATAACAGGAACGTAAACCCGAATGCTCTGAACGAAGCCCTGGATGTTATCGCCTCCGAGGCCGGCAAAGTCTTTCAGGTGCGTTCCGATCCTCAATTGATGGAAAATCAGCGAGCGGCCAAGGCAAGTCAAAAGGCCATGTCTACAACTCAGCAGAAATCCGGTTCTAGCGAACCGCTTAATATGTCCGATACTGAATTCGATAGATGGTGGGCCACTAATAGAAGGTAATAAAGATGGCTATTGTTTTAACAACCAGTACCTCAGACCTCCCCGGAGAAGTCAATAACGTATATGTCCGTGGACTTCTGAGTGCGGCCCGTAAGGTGTTGCCGTTTTTCAATGGCACCCGACCCGGAACTTTGGACAAGAAAAAGGGTTCGGCCACCGTATTGTGGCGTCGAATCGAAAACCTTGCTGCGGTAACCACGGCGCTCACTCAGGCGTCCCCCGGTTCCACAGTAGCTTTCGGTATCGGCCGCACCACGGTTCGCCCGACCTATACCAACATCTCGAAGGCTGTAGCCAAGTATGCCAACGGCATCACCCTGGCAGAAGAAATTGACTTGTTCAATATCGACTCCGACACGATGGCGCTCATGGATGTTCTCGGCGCAAACGCCGGAGAGTCGTTGAATTCGGTTGCCCGTCTCGAATTCGACAACGCTTCTCAAGTTCGCTACGCCTCTGGCGCGGCGAATAAGAGCGCCGTGGTCGCCGAGATGCTGACAAACGATGTGAAGTGGGCGGTCAACAAACTTCAACGTAATTCCGCAATGAAGTTGTTCCCGATGGGAACTGGTTCAACGAACGTCAATACATCGACTGTTCGCGCCAGTTATTTCGGTATTAACCACCCCGATGTGGAAATCGACATTCGCGCTATTACCGGGTATGTCGGTGTCGAGCAATACGGCGGGTATACTGAAACGCTCGTGGGCGAACACGGCGCTGTCGGAGGCGTTCGCTGGGTGACTACCGAAATCGCTCCCATCGAAACCGGAGCCGGTACAACCTCAACCTCAAATGTCTTTCGCGGCACATCCGTCGATACCAACGATGTGTATACATCGTATGTTTACGGCAAGGACGCGATTGGCACGGTCGGGCTCGGAGCGGCATTCGGCACTTCCGTAAAGACGATGGATGAGAACAGGGACAAACCTATCGAGATCATCTATCACAAGCCCGGATCGTCCGGCATCGCCGATGCGTTCAATGAAATCGGTCAGGTTTCATGGAAGGCGTGGCATGCTACGAAAATCCTCAATGGGAATTGGATTGTGAAAATCCAGACCCTGTGTAAGGACATCTCGTAGTACCGAGAATACTACTAACAACAAAATAGCAATAAATTGGGGGCGGCTAACGCCCCCTTCTTTTTGGAGTCTTACATGGCGACTTTCATAGACTCGGTTAATCGGGTTTTGAGAATAAATGGAATTATTCGCGGTGGAGATGACGGCATAACGACTTTCGGTGACACGCAGCATGCCTCGGATATTTCATTGTCTCAAATCGCTATTCAAGACGAAATCGCCGAGATTGTTTCCGAAAGACTTGTTCCATACGAAAAAACATCTGGCACGATTACTTTGCTGACTTCAACCAGAAGTTACGCATTAGCGGCTGGTTTCATCCGTTTTTTCGGAATTGCGTCATTTTACGACGCAACCGACGGAACCAGGATTTACGAATACAAAGGCGGGGAAGAATTGCTCCAGCATTACGATCTTCTTTACAAGACAACGGAAGGCGCGCCGAATTACTGGTATTGGGACAATACGACTACGAAGAAAATCGCTTTTTATAACGTACCGAATTCCACTTACAACAACCGTAGTCTTGCCTATGATTATGAAGCTTCTGTCATGGTTTCCAATTCGTCGGATACCATGCCGTTTCACAACAACGAAGAACATTATTCATTTGTTTCCATGGCGGCTCGAAGGTTCTTCTTTATGAAATCCGATAAAGATTTAGGATTATTGGTTGAAGACGCCGCTTACAACAATGCTAAATCGAGGCTGTATGCGTTTCTGAGGCATGATAACCCATCGTCATATTACGGATATTCATACCGCTAATGGCTACCCTTACTTTTGAAGGCGGCCTCAATGAGCAGGATATAACACTCGTTCAAGATCAAGAATGCACGCTCGGATACAATTTTGAGCTTGGATCCAAAGATACTCATTTTCGTCCGAGAAAACCATTCGACAACAAGGGGACGGCTACTAATGCAGCTTCAATAAACGGATTTGTCCAGTTGATTACCTCGGCGGATGTTGAAACAACGCTGGTTCAGTCGGCAAATACGGTTTATTTGTGGGACGGTTCGACCTTTACATCGAAAGGAACGGTCAATACGGCCTCTAAATTGCGAGGCGTCACATGGACCCTGGGCGGTTATTCGGTAATAACCGATATATCCAAACTGACCGTTGTAAAAAAATGGGACGGTTCGGCATTAACAACGCTTACGACTGGATTGGGGGTCGATCTATATGCGAAATACGGACTCGTTCATCTTGGGAGGATGTGGCTGTTCAATGTAAAGGCCGGGAACGATACGCCGCATCTTCTTGTGGCATCGGCTTTTGAAACTCCGACTTCGTATAATACGACTCTGAGGGCGAAGGATTCATCGTTCAGTACCGGGAACGAAGCTTTCTACATGGTAACGCCGGATTTGCGCCCGATAAACGGGGTAGCGCCGTTTTACGGCACGTTGATAATTTCCACCGAAGGCGGGAGTTTGTGGAAATTATCCGGTACAAGTTCGGTCAATTTCCAATGGGATCCATTTTATCCGGGGTCGTTCGCCACCGGTACGGAAACCATGATTCTTACCGGGGACGATGTTTTTTACATGAAAAAAGGCGGCGGTGTGGAATCCGTCAGGTCTACCGACACTTACGGCGATATCAAAGGCGACGATCTATCGCGGTGGATACGACCTACTGTTGAAAATTTGACTGACTGCATTTCAGTTTACGACCAGCAGAGGCAGAAAGTATATTTTTTTGCAGGCTCGAATAAACTGCTTGTTTTTTTCAAGGATATGCTTTCAGTCGGATTTTCCCCATGGTCGATTTATAAAACCGGGCATACATCGTCATTTTCCACAAATACCGCAGTTTACATGCGCTCTCCCGGGACAGACGATTATTTTGTCTTTTTCGGAGATTCAACGGGGAACATTTATTGTCTGGAAGGAACCGGGGACGGGGATAACGGTAATACCACCATTGAAGCGTTTCGCAGATCGAAATATTACGACAATATTGGAAATTTCAATCCCCAGTTACAACAATTGAGGGGGAGAGTTTTTTACCGGCGCATTGCCGATGCCGATCTAATCATGGATTTCGAGTGGGGAGAGGATTATGCAATCAATACTTGCACCGTTCCCCTGGAAGGACCTCCAGTTGGAGACCCAGGAGGGTATTGGGGTGGGCCGGGGTATTTCGGCGGATTGTTTTATTGGAATTCGGGATTTTTCTATGCCGACAGAGTTTCGTCCAAAGGATTTTCCCCAATCGGTAGAGGCGCTGGGTTCAATCTCGAATTATCCGTAACGTCATCTCAATTATTCGACATAATGAAAATTGAAGTGTGAACAATCACAAAAAAGCAAGAAATCGGCTGTTTAAGCACGATAGACCTCATATCAGGCCGTTACAGATAACTGAAAATGCAACGGGGTCTGGATTCTCAAAAGATATCTCGATCGTATGGGTTGCCCATAAACATCACCCGATTCCACTCTTATCGGACATAAATACGCAGGAAGATTTCCTGCTAAAAATGCTGGAAGCTGCAAACAGACTTCCGTTTTACGTCGTGGAAGACAGAAATCGTGAGTTTGACGGCATGGGTTTGATCGCGCTGATTGCAGTAAAAGGCGACGACTGGAGAATCGAGCCGCACGTTCATTTTTTCCCATGGGCCACGAAGAGAAATATTCTGCGGACTTGTATTGCGTTTTTCCAGATGATTCGTTACTCGAAGAAAACCGGGGTCTGCGTGGTAAAAAGTTTGAAGGAATCGACGGTCTTATTCGACAAATGCGTGAACTATTTCCCGCCTAATGTATTTCACGCAGTAGGCAAAATCCCCATGGGAGATATAAGAGGCGATGAATACATTTATTCGATCAGAGGCAAAAAATGGGCGACATAACTAAAACATTGTTCGGCGGCGGCGAGANGGAGNAATCCAGCGCGCAAAGCAGNTGGAGCAAACAAGGAAGCAAAAGCGGCCAGAAAACGACATTCGGTGTAACAAAAACTCCGTTTTCCTCGTTCCAAAATGGAACTTTGTCGCTCGATCCGTCGATTAGGGCATTACAAGAAGAATCGTTGGCTTCATACCGTAATTTGTCCCCTGTTTTATCCGGAGGAGTGGATGATTTTATATCGAAAATGGGGACGGCCAGATCGTCTTTGTTGGGGAATCAAGGTGCGTTAAGACAGGCAAGATTGAACCCGATTCAAGAAGCCATCGCGCGCCGGAGAGGGGANCTGGGTCAATCGGTCGGATTACGAGGTTTAGGAGGGTCTTCGTTCGGTGANCAGGCAATGTCTAATTTCGACATGGATTCCGCCAGAAGCATAGGAGAAGCATCTGCATTAGCGGATGCCGATACGCTCCAGGCCGTCACTGGAATTGATAAAGATATCCTCAATACCATTATCGGCAAAGTGCAAATGGAAGCGCAATTATCCGGACTACCTGCGGAAATCGCGCAACAACGCTTGCAGCAGGAATTGCAGGCTTTCTTGTTGGGTAAAGGTTCGGAAAGCACCGCCGAAAGCTGGGGAGAGTCCGGCAGCACAGGGACAAGCAGCGGCTCAAGCTGGAGGCAGGAACCGATACTTCAAAAATTGACGATGAAATAATTTTATGCCAATGCGCCCCAATTCGCTCTCGTTAAGAGACTTAACGCCTACAGACCCGGATGAACCGACGATAAGAATTAGCAAGCGGCGTTTCAATTTATCCGACGAAGGTAATCAAGCACAATTAAGGTCGGTTTTATCCGGTATTGTGGCTGGAGAATATCAGGATGAGGATATCCAGGGATTCACAGAACTTTACCCGGAGACAGCGCCATTTGTCAGTCAAGCCATTCGTCAGCGAGAAATATTCCGCAGTAATTTCCAACAACCCAAAGCACCAGTTTACGAACCGAATGAAGAAATGAGTTCTCCAGGGGCACCTGGGAAAGCGGATTTGGGCGGGGCCATGCAACAGTTGCTTGGCATGGGCGATGTTGAGGGAGCAAAGAAACTTGCTGATTTAGCGGCGACTATCGGTAGAGGTGGAGATAAACAGGAAGGCCCAGTTTTAAAAGCCGTTCCAGCAGATACAGTAACGAAAGTAACTTCCGGTCTTAATGCTCTTAATCTTATGAAGGACATCATTCCCGCCCTGACAAAAATTTCAGGCAGAGTTGGCGGGAATATCGAAAGAGTGAAAGTTTGGGCCAATGCCGGAGATCAAGACGTTACCAATGCTCAATCGGCCATAGAGCAGTTCGATTTTCTGGCGCAAGCCTTCCAGAAGGGAGCCGCGTCCGAGCCGGACATCAAGAGGGCGATGGATATTCGCCCGGCTTTTGGCTTGCCGGAAGCGCACAACAGGAAACGTGCGGAGAACTTCTCCAATCTTTTCTCTGCAATCATCAAATCTGAAATTTCCAATTACAAAGGAAAAGATTACGAGATTCCGGAAGAATGGGGGCAACTTGCCGACAATATCGGTATTGATATAAATAAAATTCAACCATATTCGTCCGGCAAGAATAATCCCTACACGACAATGGCAAGAAATATTGCAAGAAAAAATCTATCCGAAAGTCTGTCGAGGCATAGGCCGGATAGACCGGGTAAGAACGAAAAACCAGAATTCAAGAATATGTCAAACGAAGATTTGCTCAAAAAGGCACTAGGACAATGAGCGAAAAAAGCGATGCTTTGGTTGAGTTAGCGCGTCGGCGCTCATCGGGGGAAATGACAGAAGATCAAGCTGCTGCATTCGATGAACTCCGCAGCCGGGGAGTATTCACGGGTGAAAAGAAAGAAAAACAAGCCGCTGTATTGGATCAAGCTGTATTGGATCGAATCAAAGGCTACGGAACATTCCAGCTTGGCCGGGATGTCCCGGAAGATATGAAACGTCGTGCCGCTCAATATGCTGGATCTGCGGTAGAAAGCGGTATTGCGCCTCCTGTAGTGCTCGCAGCGGCCGGTGGAGCCGTCGGCGGGGCACCAGGATTTCTCGCTGGATTGGGCATCGGGACTGTTGGGGAAATCCCGGCCATGTTGACCGGAAAGAAAAATTGGAGCCCGACGGCGTTTATTACCGATAAATTGAGGCAACTGGAGGCAACTCCGGAACCGGATCCGGAAGCTCAATTCGGTCGTAAAGTAGCGGGTTATGTCGGGTCTAGTCTCGCCGCGCCTGGAATTGGCGGTATCGGAATGGGTAAATCGCTTGCTTCCGGTTTGACAGCGGGAACCGGTGCGGCAACAGCGAATGAAATATTCCCCGGTAATCCCTATGCGGAAATGACCGGGGCGATGGCTCCGTCTGCAATCGGAGCCTTGGGGAAGGCTGGAATCGACGCACTCAGGCCGTCGCATCGTTTGGCTTACAAGGCAGAATTACCACAAGTTGTCGGCGACCCGCAAAGAAAGATCCTGNTACAGGAAGGGAAAAAACTTCAAAAAGAATTCGGCGGGCAATTGTCCGCATCCGAAAGAGGATTGGGGGAAGGAGTAAGGGCAGCCGAAGGAGAAGTTGCCGGAGCGTTCCCGGAATCGTCGGCGGTCAGATCGGAAAATAATCTAACCGGGATTATAGGCTGGGTCAAGAAAATAGCAGGGGGGACTACTGCGGAAACGGCATCCCAAGCCCTCGCTGGGAAGACTGTTGCTAAAATTGCTTCCCTGAAATCATCCCGCGTTCCGGAATTCGAGGCCGCATTGGATCGAGCGGCAATGCTCGATAAGGCGAAAAGGACGATTGATACTACTCCGGTAAAACAGGGAATAGTTTCAGAAATCAAATCCATGAGACAGGCAAAAAATCTCGGGCAAGCCGATAAAGCAACAATCACTTATCTCAGAAGACAACTTAAAAGACTTCCCTCGAAGGGAGCGTTCGATATCAGATCGGTTCAATCGTGGCTCCACGATTACACAGTCGAAGCGAAACCTTCCGGAGGAATATTGACAGATGTACAGAAGGCATCGCAAAAACGCGGAGCAAATTTGATGAAGGGTTTCATGGAAGATGCCNTGGATAAGGCAGGGGAATCCNGAATATCTCCCGGGGCCGTTGTCTTGAAAGAAGCCAGGGTGAAATACGCAAAAACAATGAACGATCTTGCCGAAGTCGGGGCAACACCATTGGGTGCGGTGATAGAAAAAGCCACTAAAAAGCGCGGTCCTCTGACCGTCAAGGATATTCAATCCGCGTGGTCCAGATCTACACCGGAGCAACGCGAAATCATAACGGAGCTTCTCGGAAACGATAAACAAATCATAAAATCCCTGCAAGGATCGTGGGCGGACGATCTCATCGCCAAATCGACCAGTCCCATTTCCAGTGAAGTAGGAAGATCAGGCGTCGATCTCAGGTCATTGCTGAAAAACTGGAAAGAGGACAAAAATTTTATGAATCTATTCGCTGACGACAAAGAACGGCTTGGCAAATTATTGAGGGTCAGGGCATATATGGATCGCATTGTTCCGCGAGGTCCGGAAAAGGCTACCCAAGGCGTTGTCGGTAAAGACGTTGAATTAGCCAGAACCGCGACCGGATTGAGCACAGGACACGGTGGATCGACCATCTTTTTAGGTGGTTTCCTTACCAGGAAACTTCTACCGGGAGCATATAAAAAACTGCTAACCACGGACGAAGGTATCGACGCACTGCTGAAAGCCGCAGAACCGAAAAAATATACCGGCCCGGAAGTGGCGGCGGCTGTTACGTATTTGCAGGCTCTACAAGAGCAATAAACGGGAAAAATCAGGAGAACCGCCGTGGGAACAAAATACTCATCCAATAGCACATCCGGATATAACTCAGTTCCTCCCTCTGATGACGGGTCGGTAACAGAGGCCAATAAGGTAAAATACTCCACCATTAAGGGTAAACTGTCCGATCCTGTCAAAACTCTTGCCGATGCCATCAATGCGGAATTAGTAACGCATTTCGACAACGGCCCGACGGCGGTTACAACGAATACCACGCTGGGGGCGACTCATTACAATAAAGTCATACAGGTATCTGGTTCCGGAGTAACGCTTACTCTTACGGACGCGGCTACCTTGACGGCCGGATGGTATTGCGATGTCGTATCGACCGATACATCGAACAACGTGGCTCTCGCCAGAGCCACCGCATCCAATACAATCAACGAAACATCGGCTGATACAACGGTTTACCCGTTACAGTCGATTAAAATCATGGTCAACGCCGCTGCAAACGGGTTTTTGGTTGAGCAAAAAATAAGGCACGTCAACGGCACGCTCTCCGGTACCACGATCTCCGGCACCATCGCCGGATCGCCGACGGCAAGCGGGGCGTGGACGTTCCAGACAGGGCAGATTTTCCAGAATTCTGCTGCCAGCACCACAAAAATAATTGTTCGTTCCGGCACCACTGGGCAAGAAGCGGCGGTGGCATTTTCCGATGGGGCCACCGAAAAATGGCAATGGGTCAAACGGAGCGATAATTTTATCGGCCTGTACGATTCCATCGTAGCAGCGTACGCCATCCTGCAAAACCCCAATTATACTATAACTCTCGCTTACGGCACGGTGGTATTCGACGGTTACGGCGTAATGACCGCCGGCACAGTCGGGCTCGCGCGGGTGCAGAGGACGGAGGTAACTAATTCCGGCTCTGGCATCACAATTGCTACCGGCACAACACTTACTACACTAGATTTAGGCTCAGTAGTGGCTGGTGATCGTATCATAGTTTCAGCCTTAGTCTACGCGACTAAAGGTGGAACCGCAGGTATAGTAATTGCCTCAGCGGGTAAAAACTCTGGCGGGGCAACTGTATTAGCATACGATTCATTCGGCGATCTGCGCAGTTCAAAGTTTGTCGTAGCCATAGCTACTGACTGGCAGGTCCCGGTAGGTGGAATTCTGAGAGTTACTGTTTCTGGAACGCTGGTGCTTTCGTTAACAGCAACCTCAGTAGGATCAGACTCAACTAGTGGCTATGGAGCAATCCACGCCATCGTTCTCAAAGGTTAATAACTAAGGAGCAAATGAAATGATACTCGATACTGGAAATTACTACGCCGAACTCCGCGAAGACGGCACTTACGTCAAGCACCATTGCCGCTTTGTGCAGCAGGGTGACATCACGCTGCGCGTCGAACTCGACCCGGTGACAAATAAGCAGACCGGGGCCTCTGCGGTGATCCCGAAAGTGCTCTACACCATTGATGCCGTCACGGGCGAATTCGGCGGCGAGCAGCGCGGCTTCGTGCTCGACCACGAGCTGGGCGTGATGACGCCGCCATCGGGCAAGCGCTATTTGCGCCTGGCGGACTCCGCGATGCCGGCGGACTTCAAGCAGGAAGGTGTCATCGCCTACACCCACGATGGCACGCAGTTTGTGCCGCTGCCGGGGGCCGAACTGGCGAAACGCATCGAGCTGGCTAAGCAGCCTGAACCCATCTAAATGGAACTAGACCCTCAATCGCTGGAAGCCATAATCCATTTGCTTTCCAGGCATCCAGGCAATGCTGGGAAATATAATGAATCGAATCCCGGATTAGGAATGAGGGTGGGTCTTAAAGACAGTTCAGGTTATTTCGGGGTTGGAGGTTATAAAAACTCTATCGGGAAAAACAGTCTCTATGCTGGATATGGTAATACGCTGGGTTCAGCCGGCCCTCTTTCGGTTGGNTATAACACAGGATTGATTAGCGGGTATCTNAANAANCCTGTCCCGTTTCTCATCCCGGAATTAAAATACCAGGGCAAAGGNTGGAACGGGAGACTCAACATCATTCCCCCGGTCAAATCAGGAGATTTTAAAGTCGATCCCGCAATAGGTCTTTCAATAGGAATCCCATTCAAATGAGCAATGACCAAACTACCACCACACAATTCACAGCAACTCAGGAAAATGTCTAATGGTAGAAAAACTAATTTCTCTGGCGGCACATCTTCCATTTATGCTAATTACACAAGGGAAGCCTCATGTGAACACCACAAGGATAATCGAAATCATCATCTTCGCCGCTGTCTTCGGGGGAATAGTTTATTCTGAGCTTACTCATCTTAAAGACTCAATTCAGGAATTGAAAATCTCCATCTCGGAAATAAGGAAAGACCTCTACACCCCAAGAGGCGAACGGGATAACTGGGGGACCAGGCCAGACAATACATTCAGAAACTGAGATGAACTGCGGGACGTGCCTATGCCTTCCTATTCTCAAAAATCACTTTCGCTTCTAGATACCTGCCATCCAGACCTGCAAAGACTTTTCCGCGAAGTCATCAAGACCGAAGATTGCAAGATACTCTGCGGTCACAGAGGGAAAGAAGCCCAAGAGGAGGCCTTCCGCAACGGAAGGTCGAAAGCGAGATGGGGCGAGTCAAATCATAACTATGAACCATCGTGCGCTGTGGATGTCATGCCTTACCCGGTGGATTGGGCGGATAAAAACAAGATCGTGGATTTTGCCGATTTTGTGAAAGAGACGGCCCATAAATTGGGAATAGGGATTAGATGGGGAGGAGACTTCAAAGGTTTCTTCGATGGGCCTCATTATGAGCTTACCAATTGCCAGCACTGCAAAATCCCGGAGTAATCATGGAAACTATTCTCGCCTCAGTCGTAGCGCCAGCCGCAATAGACCTATTCAAGAATCTGTTCGCTACCGTATCGAGGAAATGGATCGGTTTGTCGGTAGACGATCAGATTAAATTAGAAAATGCTAATATAGAGCGTTTGAAAGCCATGGCTTTGTTGGATAATCCTAACGGAACCCCTTCACAATGGGTAGTAGACCTCCGTGGATCGTTCAGGTACATCGCAGCAGCCCTATCCATAGCAGTAGGGACGGTTATTATGATGCGTGCCTCTACGCCAGAATTACAGGCCTTGGCGTTTGAGCTTATAGGCATGCCAACCAGCTTTATCTTGGGTGAAAGGATGTACCTTGGCCTGAAAGGCAATATGTCAAAATAATAGTTGACTGTTTTTGTGGCGTCAAAACCCAGTGACGATACACACCGTCAATTTCGGTCATTATTGCCAGGGTTCCGTCACCGGCGTCCTCGATTTCAAAATACTTCCCAGCACATTGCCATTCGACCACAAAGTTTCCATTTTCGCCGGCAACCTCACGGGCAGGGGGGATGAACGGGAAGGTCTCAAGCACTGCGCCTAACAAATCAGGGACCAGTTTTGCCCAATTATCGTCTGCGTATGCCATATAATATAACCTCCCGCTCTGACTCTTCGTTCCCATCCTCAATGACCGTATTTCCTGACCAACGGTCTCATAATATCCACCACTTCCCGTAATTCGACAATCTCCTGATTCTGTCTCTCTGCCAACACAAGACAGCTATCGCGGGCTTCTATGAGAGATTGTGATTTTATTACATTTATTACAAGCATGGTCAAGAATATGCCACCGACTACAATACTAGCCATGATAATTATCGCAACAAGGAGAATATTGTTCGATNCCAGATTTTTTAACCTTTCCATTTGATCCTCGTTTTCTCAGGTTTGCCGAATGTCTTTCCTATTGAAGACAAAAACCCAGCCAGATCAGGAGACCAATCTTTAATCCGATACCATACCAGCTTTCTTTCTTGCTCCGATGTGAAGCGATCTACGCAGATAGTCGAATAGTTGTTCTTCGGGCTTTGCCGGGATCCTGTTTTGATAGGCTTTTCTAAGCCTGTCGAGTCCTGTATTCCCGGCATTACAGTATTTCGCAGAGTAGTGCCATGAGCAAAGATNCTCTCCAAAGGCAAGAATGGCCGCTGTTCTTCCGCAATGACATTTTGCTTGATTGGTTTCATGAATCCCCGCTTTTAGTTCAGTGAACTGATACGGTAAAGGGTTCTTGTACTTCTGCTTCCGTATGAACGGGCCGATATTCGGAAGCTCGGCCATGAACTTGCCCTTGGCATNGGCCAAATCTTTCTGCCTGTTCCAATCGCACAGATACGGGATAATCGTTTTCTCGAAGAACTCGACTGAATAGCCGGTCTTGTTCGCGATCCAGTTTACCCCATCCTCCCAGTCATCTACCTGACCGCGCCAGACAATGAGGAGTCTTTCACGTAGAAAGACTTTGAGTGCTTCCTTTTCTTCGTCGGTTCTAGCCATGGCAGAATCCAAAGCCTGACAGGGCTCGATCTGTCAGGAACTTTACATCAGCATCAGCCGCTGGCCTACTCCCGCTATTTAAACTTCCATTTTCCGCGTATCTTACGCCATACTAACATCCTTCGTATTCGTCGGCGGCGCAGTCTAACGACCCCCCAACCCCAGGATTTGCGAACCACGAGAAACCCACGTTTCCTGTTCATTTTAGGCAAACTTGGCTAATGCCTCTCTTATCCAGCGAGCCAAACACCTGTTACAGTCGTGCATGTTGTCATGCTCGCAAGTAAGGTGCTTGCTGAGAACATACTTCACAATCTTGTCGGTCTGGAGCCGACGCCGGTTACGTTGCGCTGTTTCCTGTTTCTTCATTTGCGGCGCGGCTCATCCAGAACGTTGGGCGTCACGCACGGAACCAATAAAACTTTTTGTCCGCGACAAACATCACACGTCCACGATGTACATGTTGATGTCCACTGGTGCACGTCACCGGCAACGTATGGCGGCTTTGACACAACTCCTTGGCCGTCACACTTCGGACATATCTGGTAATACATAGTGCCTCCGTTTACGCCCAACCATTCGCTATAAATGAGATTCAAGATATCAGGCTCTTAACTCCGACAAGACCTCTGCCGGTCTTTGCCCTTCCAAATCTCCCCGCAATGCTTTTACCATCCTGGAAATCTGTCCTACTCCTTCCGCATCCCAATTCCTGATTGTGTCGTGTATCTCATCTTTCCTCTTTTCCCACCCATCCCGATCCCAATTCGCCGGCCACACTCCCGATCTCTCGGCATAAATCTGTAGCGGTAAATCCCGGTTTTGATGAATCCGCAAGCGATACCCTTCGAGCGAAGTTTCGGCAATTGCGATCATGCGGTAATGTTTTTTCGGATTGGAGATAGGGAAAAGCTGAAATCGTAAATGAGAGGCAAGCATGGATTGTATTGTTCTNGAATCCTCTGGGCCATAGGAGAATTTGAGCCAAGCCCCCAAATGNCCTGGGAGGATATTNATAGCCGCNCAGATATAGCCAGCTTCNAGGAAATCCATCGTATTNTCCCGTGAGAATCCCGATTTGTCGATCTTGGCAAGATAGGTCATGTANTCGATAAACCCATTGTTTTTTTGCAAATATCCCCATGCCAAGGCATCGTGAATTGCATCTCTGGTATTACCTAGTTTCATTGTTTCGTTTGTCGATTGTTT